ATGCTACCTCAAGGATATGTGGTCAACCACTACTTGACAGATACTGACGCTTTCTTCATTAAGACTGATTGTCCAGATGGCTTCAAGCATTTTGAAAGAAGTCCTATGCAAACTTCATTAGAAGGTGACTTCGACACAGGTAATATGCGTTATAAAGCTAGAGAGAGATATTCATTTGGTTTCTCTAACTATAGATGCGTGTTTGGTTCTCAGGGTGCATAACCTAGAGACTCCTCTGTATAAGGGAGCTTCGGCTCCCTTTCTTTTTTCTAGTATTTAACATACAATTAATTAAACCGAGATTAACAAGTCGCATCAACTGGCTCGGCAGACTTACTCCAAAGATGATGTGGCAAATTTAGTTAGGAGACAAAATGGCTAAATCAACTTTTTCAGGACCAGTTAGATCCTTATCTGGTTTTATTTCATCGGGTAATGCTAGTGTCGTTAGTTTAACGGCTGATACTACTTTGACTGTCGATGCTCATGCAGGAAAAATATTACTTTGTAATGATGCAGATGGTAAATTTACTTTACCAAGTATTGTTGCTACTGCACCAGGCAGCGACGATGACCCAAATCAATTAAATAATCTAGGCTCTAGTTTTACTTTTGTCATTGAAACAGCAGCAACTGATATGGACATCTTAACCGATGGTACAGATAAGTTTGTTGGTGGTCTATATATAGGTAAAGATAACGCAAGTGGTAAAGTATTTATATCAGGCGCATCAAATGATGTAGTTACTTTTAATGGTTCAACAAAAGGTGGACTTGTAGGTTCTGTTATCAGATGTACTGCTATGGCATCTGCCAAATACAATATTGAAGGTATAGTATTAGGTTCAGGAACCATAGTGACTCCATTTGCTGACGCTTAATATTAGGAGTTAAATATGGCTGATACAGTTACATCCCAAACTATTCAAGATGATGATAGAAATGCCATACTTAAATTTACTAATGTATCTGATGGAACAGGCGAAAGTGCAGTTAAAAAAGTTGATGTTTCAGCTTTAGCTAAAAACAGTCTTGGGCAAACTTGTACTAAAGTATCTGTTTTAAGGATATATTGGGCTTGTAGAGGTATGGGTGTCAATATTGAATTTGATGCTACCAGTAATGTGTTAATAACAGGTTTACCTGGAGATAGCACAGGCGACGAATATTATGATCGTTTTGGTGGTATACCTAATAACGCTGGTAGTGGTGTTACAGGCGATATTGATATTACAACTATAGGTCATTCTAGTGGTGATACATATTCAATTATCTTAGAACTAATTAAGAAATACGATTAAGAGGCATATGGTTAGAAAAAAAACCAAAATGCCACCTCGTAATAAAAAGAATTTTAGACCCACTAAAAAAGGCGCTGGCATGACAAAGGCTGGCGTCAAGGCCTATCGTAAATTAAATCCAGGATCAAAACTAAAAACTGCTGTGACTGGCAAAGTTAAGAAAGGCAGTAAAGCAGCAAAGCGCAGAAAATCTTTTTGCGCTAGATCAGCAGGTCAGATGAAAAAATTTCCAAAAGCTGCTAAAGATCCTAATTCTAGATTAAGACAAGCAAGGAGACGTTGGAAATGTTAAGAAAAATTAAAAAAGTATCGTCACAACTAAACAAAGCATCTAAGATGCACAAAAAACAATCTAATGTTTTAAAAAAATTAGTAAAAGATGCCAAGAAAAAAAGACCCCAAAAAAGGAACAGGAAAAAAACCAAAAGGTAGCGGTCGTCGTCTATATACTGACGAAAACCCTAAAGATACTGTATCAATAAAATATGCGACTTTGCAGGACGCAAGAGATACAGTTGCTAAAGTAAAAAGAATAAGTAAACCTTTTGCTAGAAAAATACAAATATTAACAGTTGGTGAGCAAAGGTCTAAATATGGTGGTAAACCTAGACAAGCAGAAATATTTAGACGTGGCAAAGATGCAATTAGGAAAAAATTTGGTAGAATTAAATAATGGCAAAAAAAGTAAAGAGCGGCGGAAAAATTTGTCCAGAAGGTAAAGCTTGGGCAAAACGCACATTTGATACATATCCCAGCGCATATGCAAATATGGCGGCATCTAAATATTGCAAAGATCCAAACTATGCTAAAGGTTCTAAAAAGAAAAAAAGAGTTAAAAAAGCAAACGGCGGATTAGTATTTAACATACGCGGACAAGGCGCGATTATGAAAGATAAGCTAAGATAATGGGACAACTAGCAGAGTGGCGTAAACAAAATTGGGTCAGGATTGGTACAGATGGATCAATAAAAGGCCCATGTGGTACTAGCAAAAATAAAAAAAATCCTGATCGCTGTTTACCAGCAGCTAAAGCAAGAAGTTTATCTAAAGCCGAAAGAGCTAAAACAGCTAGAAAGAAGAAAAGGGCTGGAGCAAAAGGTAAGACGGTGGTTGCTAATACAAAAAAAGCAAGAGTAAGTATGAGCACAGGTGGCTCCCCAAAAAAAATTAGCTTTATAGCTAGAGGGTGTGGTAAAGTGATGAATAATCGTAGGAAAAAAACTACTATTTCTTAGGGTGTAATTATGTTTAAAAAAACAAAAGGATATGGCAAAGGCGGCAAAAAAGGCGGCATGAGAAAAATGATGTCTAAAGGCGATGTAGCTGGAGGCATGAGAAAGAAAATGTCAAAAGGAGATGTAGCTGGGGGCATGAGAAAGATGATGTCAAAAGGTAATGTGGCTGGAGGCATGAAAAAATTTGCTAAAGGTGGTAAGGCATCAAAAGGATATGCGAAGGGCGGCAAAGCATCAAAAGGTTATCAAAAAGGCGGTAAAGTTAAAGGGTATAAAAGAGGCGGAAAAGCCAGTAGATAGTGCCATACTTATACAGCAACATTCCTTACTTTAAATGTTGGGTAAGGAGAGAATACACCCACAATCACGATAAATATCATGGTGAATTTTTACACGCTATGGCGGTTGGAGTTACAACTATGCCTAATAGATGCCTTGGCTTTCATGTAATTTTTACTGGTTGCGAAGCAGAGGGCGAGCCTGAAGATAATGTTCATGGTGGTGCTATGTGGGCTCGGATGCCTATAACAGCTTTAGTTGGCGATACTCCTTTTGAAGAATGGCCAATACCGATGGAAGTTTATGACGCTCAGCCTTGGGATTGCTCATCGCATAACAATTCTGTGTATGTAATAAACAGAGCAACTCCATGTCCTTGGTTTGCAAAGATAGATGGTCAAATGTATCCAGCAAAATATTATTTTACTGTAGATTATTCAGAAAGCGAGATTGCAGATGATCCAGCACAACACAAAAGCACACACGTACTAGAGTTGTTAGACGCTGGTGATTGGACAGGTAATATAGTGGGACTGCCAAATAACAGAGTAAGAGTTACGCATCCAGCCTGGTTTCAAGCTGGAGAGGGGGCTCCTGACTTCAAACCCTCACAACATATACATTATTCTAAATCTGATTTAGACTATACTTTAGACGTTAATAGAGTGTTTGATAATCTATATAACGAGGACTAATTATGGCGACTTCAGGAAGTACAGATTTTGAACCAAATGTAACCGAATTTATTGAAGAGGCGTTTGAAAGATGCGGTATCGAATTACGTACAGGGTACGATCTTAGGACTGCCAAAAGATCAGTAAATTTAATGTTGGCTGAATGGGCCAATAGAGGTCTAAACCAATGGACTATAGAACAAGGCACTCAAACAGTAACTGAAGGCACATCAGACTACACTCTAAATGCAAATATTATTGATGTATTAGATGTAGTTTGTCGCAGAACAGTAAATGATACTCAAACAGATATTAATATGTCTAGATTAAGTAGAAGTGAATATATTAATATCCCAAACAAAACTACAAAAGCAAGACCTAATCAATTCTTTTTAGATAAACAAGTAATACCCGTTTTAAAAGTATGGCCAACTCCAGAAAACTCTACTGATATTTTAGTATTTAATAAAATAGTAAGAATGGATGATGCTGATAATTCAACTGATACTATGGATTTGCCTTTTAGATTTTTCCCATGTTTTACTGCTGGTCTTGCTTATTACATATCAATGAAAAAAGCTCCAGAAAAAACTGCTTTGCTGAAACAAATATACGAAGAAGAATTTTTACGGGCTGAATCGCAGGACGAGGACAGAGCATCTTTTAGAGTTAGGCCTTATCTCAGAGGCACTTAATGGCATACGCTACAGGCAAAAAAGCATTAGCGATTTGTGACAGATGTGGTTTTAGATATAGGTTGCATCAATTAAAAAAGGAGTGGAACGGCCTCAAAACTTGTCCTACTTGTTTTGAACAAAAACACCCACAATTAGAACCGCATACAAGCCCCTCAGATGCACAAGCATTATTTCAACCTAGACCTGATACTGACAAAGAAGTTGGTCAAGGCTTTGTAATCTCTAACAACGATAATATTATTAGCAGTTCAATAGCTGGTTTTAGAGTTGATAGTGCTTTAGGAGAAGTTACAATAAGCGGCGTTTCAACAGCAAGCCCATCACCCTCGCCTACACCAGCTCCGACTCCAGCACCTTCAATTACAACCTATACTGTAACTGTTGCTAGTTATTATGGTTCAAACTATTTTTATATTAATGGCTCAAGACAAGCAACATTAGATTTAACCGAAGGTAGCACTTACAGATTCGATCAATCAGATAGTAGTAATAGTGGACATCCGTTAAGATTTTCTACGACCTCTAACGGCACTCATGGTGGTGGTTCAGAGTATACAACAGGAGTAACTACTGCTGGCACGCCTGGTTCATCAGGAGCTTATACACAGATAGAAGTTGCAAGTGGAGCACCTACACTTTATTATTACTGTACTAATCATTCAGGTATGGGCGGTACTATAAATACAACATGACGCTGACAGAACTCAAAACAATAATCCAAAATTATGTAGAAAACGATGATACAACTTTCGTTAATACTCTTAACGATATTATTAAAAATACAGAGGAAAGAATATTTGAATTAGTACAGTTTGATTATTTTAGAAAAAATGTAAAAGGACAAATGACATTAGGATCAAGGTTTTTAACAGCACCTTCCGATTTTGAACTAAGTTTCTCGTTAGCCACCATTGATTCGAATGGCGAGTATCATTTTTTAGAAAAGAAACATACTAGCTTTATGCAGGAATACACACCAGATCCTACTGACAGCACTAAATATGGCTTACCTTTATATTATGGCGACTATGACAAAGACCTAGCAACAGGCACAAAAGAATCAACCTTGATAGTTGCTCCAACACCAAATGCAAATTATGAAGTTGAGCTACACTACTTATACAAGCCAAATTCATTAGTTACTGATACAACTGGTACGTGGTTATCAGATCATGGAAGAAATGCCTTAATATACGGTTGTTTAGTTGAGGCTTATACTTTTATGAAGGGTGAAAATGACCTGTTGGCACTTTATGAAAATAGATTTCAACAGGAGATAGCTAGACTTAAAAATAAAGCAGAAGCAAGAGGTAGGAGAGACGAGTACCGATACGACTCGCTTAGATCAAACGTATCGTAGAGAAGTATGAAACCAATAAAAAAACTCGAGGGTAAAACCGTTGCTATCGTTGGTCTAGGCAAAAGCTGGTTTGAATATAACTTAGCCGCATCTCATGGCGATCACTTTGACGAAGTATGGGGAATCAATGCAGTTGGTTCTGTAATATTTCACGACCGAACTTTTATGATGGATCCACCATCAAGATTTTTAGATAGCGATGATGCTGGTGGTCAAACACATGGCATGAACAAACTTTTAAAAGATGGCAAAAAACCTATATATACATGCGAGCTAGATGAAAGAGCCAAAAATCTAGTTTTATATCCTATTGAAGAAATAGTTAAAGATCTTAGTTGTACCTATCTTAACAATACTGTTGCCTACGCTATAGCTTTTGCTCTTTGGAATAAAGTTGGAGCCATCCGTATGTATGGCGTGGATTTTACCTACAAAGGCAATTTACACTTTGCCGAGTCTGGCAGGGCTTGCGTTGAGTTTTGGTTGTCTAAATGTATGCACGCTGGTATAGAAGTTGGTATAGCACAAACGTCTACCCTGTTAGATACATCTATACCGATACAAGAAAAA